GTTACTTGCACCACCGATAACAGTTAGTTTGTCAGTAATAACAACTTCAGAGAATGTTTCAATGGTAGTATTCTCTTCACCTAATACATTCAACTGTGCAATATCTTCAGATGTGATCTGACCAGTAACAGGGTTGATAACTTGGTTACCAATAAATAGGTCACCGTTAGAGTTAAGTCCAGAGTAGAATGCAACGCCTGCCTCTTCTTTGAGAGACTGTGATAATCTAATCTGTTCATCAGATAGAGTTTCAACCTGTGTCTGTGGGAATGCAGTTGAATAGTTACCTGGTCCGAAACCAGTGTATTCAAATGTGTGGTTACCAGATCTAAGAATAGAATGTCGTCTTAGTTCTACGTTAATGGGAACCAGTGCATCATTGTTTGCACTATCCTGTAGAATAGGAATTTTTCTAGTTTCTTCATCACCTAATCTAGCAGTCAATTCAATACCAGATAGAGTATTGTTAATACTATTCCAACCTGGTGAGGATCCAGCGACCCATCCAGTATCATTTAATAAGAATAGAATTGCTTCTTTAGTAATACTTCTTTGATCATCCCTTGCAGGTACAGGTGATGCACCGTCAGTACCATATACTAGACCGATTGTTTCATTGTCAGCAACAGATACAGATGCTTCAGGGTCTGCGTTTGGATTGTCTCTGTCAAATGCAGGATAAACTTCATTAACATTCTGAGAGAATGCCATGTCGTCAAAGTTTGATGTTGTTGGTGAGATACTACCACACAATAATGTGAGATAGAATATACCATCACTTATACCACGCTCAAACTTCTGGACTTCTTGAATGTCGTAGATATAATAACACTTAGATAACTTATAGTCTGTGTTGTCAGTATTGTTCGGTTGTAATACAAAACCTGCAATAGGTGATCTAGGTAGAGGTGGGTTCTGATCTTTAGGAATGACATAACGAACACGATAAGTTCTGTCAGTCAGGTTTCTAGCGTCAGGTACACGCTTAATGAACGTTGTAGGAGTAAAGTTCAGGTTAGCATATGTGCCTGGTGGGTTACCAGAACTACTATTATTAACTAGAGTTTGATAGATTTGATTGTCAGTAGCATTAACGGATATATACCAACCACCGACTGTGTTAGCAACACCATTGATAGTATATGTGCTACTATCAAATTGAATAGGAGATCCATCACCACCTGCACTTGTACCAGATACATCAGGTCCAAATGGGTTGATCTCTGCAGTTTTAATCTCAGGTGTAGAACCTGGTGAAGGAATAAGTAAACAATTAATCTTGTCAGGTACTGCGTTAGCACCTAAACCATCCTGTCTAGCACCAATCACATAACCCTGAACTTTGTTCGGTGGCGGTGCTGTCTCGTTAGTATATCCATAGAGATATAATCTAGAACCAAGTACACCACCCTGACCAGCAAGTGCAGGGTTAATTGTAAGTGTTCTCTTAATATCAATGTTAGTCCAGTTGACTGAGATCTCATCAACATCAGCAAGTGACTTAGGTGGAATGATATGTGTAAGTGTGCCTGCTTTATCTTTAGTAAATGCTGCTCTCTTAAATCCTTTTGATCTCAATGCAGTATTACCAAAGTTACTATTACTGTTAGTAATAGACATGTCAGCACCTTGGAATCCAGCAAAGTGATCTGCGTATCCCACAGCGAACACCGAAACGACCTGAATGAATGAGTCATTACTGCACATAACGTGAGTATGTCGCCATCCTTTTTTATATTCAGCAAAACCATCTAAGTGAGCACCAGGTCCTCCCTCATCATAGTTTCCTGTCGTAGCATTATATTTAACAAATGCTCTGTCGTCTTTCTGCAATGATAGTCCCGTATACTGGGCAACAACCATTGACTTAAATCCAGTTGCCTTGGCACCATCAGCATGCATACCGTTCATACCCCACACTGATCTTAGTGAAAGGTTAAACATATATGGTGATGCTGAGTCAACAGTATCAATCTCAACTTTAACAACAATGTTAGAACCAACAGCATTACCAGATGGTTCTTCTGCTAACTGATAAGTGAATACGTTACCAGATGCTGAAGTAACAGCGAACGAACCATTATATAATTGAGCATCTAAGTCTGTTTGGGGTCCAGTAGATCCAGTGACACCAGAAATGTTAACGTTAACACCAACAGAAAATCCGTGGTTCTTAGGGTTATTCTGCTCGTCAACTGTAATTGCTGTAGCAGTGTTGCCATTGCGTGTAATTTGGAGAACTCTAAATTCATCTGAGATAGGTCCAACGATTCTGTTTTCTTCTACCCTTGCCTGAATTTGGTCAGTTGCAGGGTCTCCAGATGTATCAGGGATGGTAGCAAAACCACGAGATACTTTCTGATAATAGATATCTAGGTCAGTTCTTTCTAATAGGTTCGGGATAGATGAACCTGTAATCTCTGCAGAGTTTTCTACAGTTCCTAAGTCGTTAATTAATTGACTTAATGTATTGTTTCCGTCTGCGAATTCAAAACCTGTAAGTTTGTGGTGTGAATAAGATGGTGGGATTGTCTCTGAATCATCAGGTTTGTAATATACACCTGTAGGATCACCATCAAATAAACTGAACTGCCAGAAATAGCAACCACCTGTAACACGGAAGATAGCAGTTTTTGAAGGAACCTGTTCCTCGGTGTTGATACCTTTAGCAGGGAATGTTGTAGGATAAGGAACGTACTTAGGAATAATCTTAGTCCTTCTAAGATCCATACCAACTAGAGAACAACCTCTAGGTACGATCATACCACCTTCAACTGAATTAAATTTATATAATACGTTGTTAGGAGACGTAACATCCATGTTGGAGTTAGCGTCTAATGGGGGAATATTTGTATATAATACTTCGCCAGGTCTGTTGTCAACAATATACTCTGAAGGATATAAGAGAATACTGAAGGCATCAAACTCGTCATTACTTAATCCAACACGATATGAGAAACGTGCCACCTCAAGGAATGCACGTTGCAGAGATTTGAACGGTCTGAGTGAGGAGTTACCTCTGTTGTCAATACTATCACTGGCATCAAAGTCGTCAGGGTTGACGTAAATGATACGACCCGTACGGGACGTGATAATATTCTTAAGACGAGTTAGTGCCATCTTTTAGTCTTTATCCTTCAGAGTTATTTATTGGATTATTCTCCACCACCTTCTCCTTCTCCACCACCAGACACACCAGTCTGATAATCAGCGGATCTCTGGTAGAGAGAACTAGTTACTTCATTTACAGTATCTTGGAATGCATCCAGTACAAATACTGTACGACCATTTGCAGATTCTACAATAAGAGACTGACCAGGTCCGATAATCAAACCTTTACGCTCTTCAGATGTAGACTGAGCAATAGCATCAGCATTAACAATTACATCAGCAGTGGAAGAATTACTTACACTATTGATAGTAACAGTTGCTTTAGTTGTAGATGTTTGTCTAGGACAATCTAAGAAGGTATCAGTACCTACCCACAATGCAGAACCAGGTCCAATTGTCACTTGTACCTTACTGTTTGCTTTATCCCAATTCAGGATTGTACCGTACGAATCGCCTGCAACAGCATCCACAGCGTAGGTAACATCGCGATAGGTAAATGCGTCAGTAATAACCCACTGATCAGGGGTCTGTAATCCTTCATCTATTTGAGTATATACAAAAATCTCATTGAAAGTATATGTGTCAGAGAAAACAAAATACGAACTATCATCCGTATAAGTTGCATCTGCCTGATCGTAAGGATAGAATGTACTGATTAATTCTGCACCTGACAAATCATATTGTACAAATGCACCTGAACTACCAGCAGTTCCAGAAGTGGTTTTACCAGTAGTAAATTCAGTACCACTGTTATTAGTACCACCGTTAGTATCAGAGAACTGAAGTACCTTACCAGTCATACTACTGTCAGATACATCAAACTTATATACTCTATCAGTAAGAAGTTCTGGTTGAATTTCATTCTGAAGTCTGAATACAGATCCACCAGCACCATCGTTGAATACAAATCTACCTGCAGCAGTTGCAATACCACCAACAGAAATAGTACCAGCAGTAGTTGAAGATCCACCAGTAAGTACGTCACCTTCAGCGAAAGTACCACCTGTAATATCACCTAACCAAAGTACAGCATCATTGTTAGTACCAGGTACGTTTTCATATACAACACCTGATACACCTGAACCGTTAGAAACTGTCTCACCGTTTGCATAGTCAGGGTCAGTAGAGTTAGAACCGTCAGATACGTTCTCTAATGTAAATGCAATCAGAGATTTGAATTTTACATCATACTCTGTAGTCGTAGGTTCAACAACATCCAACAGATAAGCACACTTCTCACCATCTGTGCTAGTAAGTTTAGTACCAGGAATTGCATCCTCTAATGGGATACTAGCAGAAAGAGTCCACTTCAGGTTTGATACAATATCGCCACGATGAAGTTTATATGTGTTTGCGTCTACAGTCAATTCTTGATCAAATCGTCTGAGCGAAATATTGTAGGTATCAGCACCTGTGCCATCACAATTCATGATGACTGTACCAGTCGTGCTACTCTTTACGTCGTTCTTAAAAAGTGTCGTCGCAGTCGCAGATGCTGGTTTTAAGTTGGCGAGTGCGCCTGTGTTAGTTGCCATTGTTTATTAAATCTGAGAAAGATAAAGTTGTTGTTGACGAACACGAGAGGTTAATCTCTGAGCACCAATACCAGCACCAAATTGTACGTCGTCTAAGGTTACGTTGTCAGTAGACAGCAATGTAGCATCAGAATCAGGGAATTTAATTGTTCTCCTCTGTGTAATGTTAGTTAAATCAACTACAACACTACGTTGTTCTGAAAGATCATCAACTAGTAATACTCTATTTAGTTCTTTATTACTTAGTTTTTGAGATGCATTTGTAGTTACTAATGTACTAGAACCAGTTGCTTGGTTCAAGTTTTGACCAGGAAACTCAAAAGCATAGTTGAGAGATTCAAATTGATTATCACACTTAAGACGAACACGTTTCGTCTCTGTGGTAGCATCAGCAAGAATCAGGTCTTTAATGACCTTGTTACTCATTGTCTGAGTAGCATCAGTACCAACTAAGGTTAGTGATAAGTTAGGGAATGTAATTGTACGGTCTGCATCTAATGCAGAAGTATCAAATGTTGCTGTCGGTGCGTCTGTTGCTGTGGTTGATGCTAACTTACCATCAATCAGAGTCTTAGCAGAAAGATTCTGAGTTGATACGTCATCAATCAGTTCACTAGTGATAACAGCAATACCAGGATCAGGTAACTGATAAGTTTTAGTACCAGTTACAGTGTTATCCCAGTCAAATGTAAACCTAGCATTCTTTTCATTGTTACCAACACCGTCACGAATAGTGAAGCGTTGATCTTCAATAATAATATCTTTGTTAGTAATTAACTGGTTAGTATCGTCACCGAGCATGACAGTACCACCACCAGTAACAATCTCAGGTAGAGTAAATACTCTGATACCTGAGGTGTTACCAATATTACCAACTTCAAATCTTGCCTTTCTTGTATTGTCACTATTATCATAGAGGACAAACTTAGAGTCATCCAGTAATAGTTGACCAGTAACCTCTACTCTACCAGCACCCTTAGGTGAAATAATAATGTTTGAGTTAGTTGCAAGGTCATCAGCAACTGTGATGAGGTTAGTAGAAGATCCATCTGTATTCTCTAGTCTAGAGAAGTAGAAACCACCTTGACCATAAGAAATACCCATTTGATCATAGGCATTCTGGTATAGTCCAGTATTTCTGTCCAAGTCAAAACATAAACCAGGCGCCGCCTTTGTCCCCGCTGCTACGGTCTTAAAGAGTTGATTTACTTTAGATTTTCGGTTAGGGATCAGAGGGTCTGAAACCACGACGGGAATAATTGCTTCTCCCGACAAATTGGCGTCATCAATTCCATCTAACTGTGATATTTTCTTAGTTGCCACAGAATCAGTATCTTGCTACTTTTTTATTTATACGTTCTAGGATAGAGGATGTTGTACTTCATGAATCCTCGGAGTCTTCGGACAGGATCCCAAGGTACTCCGAGTGACTTACAGCATTCTCTATAACTCTCCCATTCAGTCAAGTGCGTCAAGTGTTGCATGCTTTTTATTCGGTACTAAACGACCACACATAAAATCTACCACTTGCTGTGATTTTTGTGCTTGCTCTTGATGGTATTTAGCCCAGTCAATAACAACGTCTTTCATCTCCAAATAAAGTTCGGATGAAGTGACGTTCTGATCGTTCAAATAATCTTCAATTGCATCCGCAAGACGGTCTTTACGTTGCTCTTCATAAGACTTAAGTTTCACTTACCAACTCCATAATCAGGTGAATCTTTTTCTAATTGACGAATACGCTCGTCAATATCCATTTGCAATTTCTTAATTGCTTTACGAGTTTCAGGAGTTTCATCCCACTCCCAAGTATCGCCTTTCTGCGAAACAAATTGTCGCTTAGTTGTCATAGGTTTCCTCAGTTAGAAGTTCCTTCGGGTATTTTAGCACATTTTCTGGAGATTGCAAGTCCTCCTCATCCTTAGTTTGATATGCCCACTCATCTGTATGTCCTACAGACCACCACTTAGGTAGAGTTTCTACTGCATAGTTTTGTGTGCATACTTTGAAATCAGGTCGCTTGAGATTATCATTGTCAACCAGACTGTTATCAAAGAATTGACAACGATTGTTCGGTTGAGCAGCAAACTGTCCATTATCTAATGCAATGATATTGAATGTTTTATGCTCAGGATCATGCTCTGAGAAGTTTGTATCTAATACCGAGAAGTCTGGATGTGCTGTATCAATAGTGAATTCATATTCACCAGGATGCATCTTTTTATCTTTACCAAAGAAACTACAGCGACCAAGAATAGGTTTCTCTACAACTGTGATGTTATAGTCAAAACAGTCCCATAGTTCTAATACGTCCAATGGTAACTGATCATCCCAGTTAATTTCTTCTTTCCATACAAATGCACTGAGTGGTAACTTGTCAAACAATGCTCCGTAGTCAGTCAACAGTGTTTCAAAATATAATGCTTTTGCTTGAATACTCCGTACAGAAATCCAAATACCAGGTGTCAACTCTCCATGACCTTTTTCTAAGTCATAAAGGTATTCCTTTTTTACCCATACTTTTCTAGGTGGTAATGGGTGTACCAAATATGCCATAAAAAATTATGCAGGTATCTTAGATTGTAGCACATATTCTACTGTATTAGCAACATCATTCATTGCCTCATGTAGTAGAAATCTTTGACCAGTTTCCTGCACACTTGCGTCTGCTTCGTCAGTTAAAGACCAACGCCACTTCTTCATATCAATGCTGTACCAAAGTTTTATTTGCATGATAGATTAGTTGATTGTGATATTATTTAGAAATTACTATATAATCAATTGATCTTTTGGTCAAGGTTGTGTCTTGGTATCATCATTGTTTTTTACTGGCCATGGACCTTCATACTGATCTTCAATTCCAAAATACTTCATAACCTCAATGTGTAGATACCAGTAACGAAGATACCAATCAGCAATCAATCCATAGTTAGGAAGATTCCAATAGTCCTCCTCATTCTGTTGCAACATTTCAATAATAGGAGCAGGGGGACTTGAACCCCCACGAGTTACCTCAGCGGATTTTAAGTCCGATGCGTCTACCGATTCCGCCATGCTCCCTCTTTGAAAAATCTAATATACGTCAGATAGGTATGAATGACAATGTATTGTCACGATATGTAGTATCTGTAGGTCTCAGGATGTTGCCTGCGAGTGTGACTCTTGGCATTCCATCAAACTCACCAGTTTGAACTACTTCATGTAGTCTATCACCAGGACCAATGTAGAGTTTACCTGGTTGATTGTCAATACTGTATAGTTCTTCATCACCTTTGTAAAATACAGTTTTAGTTTTTTGTGGGTAGATGGACAAGTACCAATGAATAGGATATTGGTGATGATGTTTGTGTAGTAGTCCACCCTCTAGATGAGTATTGACCCAACACTGTGTCCACGCTCGTTCTTCCATGCCAATATAATCACGCAATGCGCTCTTTACATGAGCGAACAAGTCATACACCACAATATCTTTCACTCTAGATGAAAAGAAATTATAGTATCCATACAACCATGTAGAGTTTGGGCATGCTTTAGGATCATGCTCGTGGTAACCACCTTGCCATTCTACACCATTCAGTACAGATGACACAACCCCACTTGTTTGCAATGCTGCCTCGGCAATTGCTGTTTGATACTGACGGACGTGTTCAATATCGTATAATTTATAGTCCTTGTTTGTCAAAGATGAATTCACTTTGTGTATTACCAATAATTTGCTTACCGTTTTGGAATCCACGATCCCATGTACGATATTGTTTGGTAGTTAGATACCCTGTATAATAGATATCCATCTTACCATAGTGACATTTACCCTCACTTTTCCAACCGTCTTTAGTTGGAATCCAGAGTATGTCACACCCCTGTGAGTTCCAATTGATGTCGTGATTAACTAATAGTACATTACCATTATAATTTTCTACGATAAAATTACGTTCACGATAGACGCTTTTCGTATGATGATCCCATTGTTGGGATTGTAGAGTATTGTTGCCTAGATCAATCCATTCTATCCATTTCCAACTGAAACCAGTTGGATCAGACTGTGCTTGTTTCTTGTTGGTATAGCGACCAACTATGGTTGCGATGAATTTTTCGCTTCCACTTGCTGCATCCATTCTTGTTTCAATTCCTCAACTTGGTCAACAATGTCGGGATCTACGGTGTTCTTTTCAGGAACAGGTAGTAGCATCACATACTTACCATTATGTAGCACACGAAATGGTTGTTGATTTGTGTAACAAAGATCTACAATAAATTCAAAGTTTTTTTCTAACTCTGTTGATGTAATCTCAAGAAACGGTTTCATAAAGATATGTAAAAAGATCAGGGTCGTTAATGGATCTGAAACGTTCAAGAGTTTCTGCAAATCCTGCAGCACCCTCCATGTCAAATTTCCATTGGATAGATTCCTCGTATCCTTCTGTATCTATCATCTTAACTGAACGCTTAGAAACGTTGACGAAGACATGCTGAAGGAACGGTTCTTTGGTTTCCATAGCGGTTTGGTCGGACAATCAGAGTCTAACACAAAACGATCAGTTTAGCAAGATGGTAGCAGCAGAAATTTTACAGTTGGCAGTTGCAGTGATGTTGACCGCAGCACCTGCAACGATACTTGCAGCAGCGGAAGCATTCATCGTGATAGCACCAGCACCAACGTTGACAGCAAATGCACCAGCAGCAATAGTGAACAATGCACCACCTGCAGCGCAGTTTACCAGCATAGGACCTGGTGTGTTGATAGAGAATCTTGGAATAGGATCTGCACTTGGTGCAGGAATTAAGACATAATCAACAGGTCCTCCAACTGTAGAGAAGATACCAGTCTTTGCCTTAGGAATGATTCCTTCCAGAGTATTGATGAAATGATACTCCGATGGAGCAATCATTGTAATAGAGTTTGCTGCAGACAGTTTGATCTCAGATGCATTGATTTCATAACCCTGAGCATCAATTTTAGTATTACCTTGTGGAGAGATAAGTTCAGCGTTAGTTCCACCTTTACCAGCAATTGTTGTACCAATACCCTGTACTTGGCAATGACCTTTAACATCCATTGCAAAGTCAGAACCAAAATTGACTTGAGACTTTTGAGTTTGCGACTCACCTTCATTAGGTGCGCCTTCAACGTCTACAAACATACCACCACCAACTTCTAGATGGAAGTCTCCAGTTACTTTAAGTCTGTAATCACCATCAACAGTAATGACATTATCTTTACCGATGGACATACACATGTCCTTCTTAAATTCACTGGTAAATGTACCAGGAATATCAACGTGAGTACCAACTAACGGATCAGCAGCGTCAGTCTTCTTACTGTTTAATTTCTTAGATTCCTTTGCTGCTTCTTCAGGAGTTCTATCTGCCTGTAATAACTTATACTTTGCGTGTTGATTGTTCTCTAACGCAACGTCAGTAATCGTAGCACCTGATGCCATCCTAGTGATGGTTGCTTCTCTACCAGGCGTACTTAGTTGTAAATTATATGCACCATTGATGAAACTGGTAGCAGCATTTAAGTATGGATCTGCA